TACGAGTATTTGCTCAACAAGGATGTGAACTTCATTCGTCAGGCGTATCCGCAACCCACAGACACGGCTATTCCAAAGTACTACGCGCTGTTTGGCCCGACGGTATCCGGAGTGACGATTTCGGATGATTTGTCTTTTATCCTTGGTCCTACACCTGATGCGGTGTACAGTGTTGAGTTGCATTACTATTATTACCCCGAGTCGATCACGGTAGCTGCTGATGGTCAGACTTGGTTGGGCGACAACTTTGACTCAGTGTTGCTCTACGGCTCGCTGGTAGAGGCGTACACCTTCATGAAGGGTGAGCAAGACATGATGGCGCTGTACGATGGCAAGTACAAAGAGGCGCTTGCTCTGGCTCAACGTCTGGGTGATGGTCTGGAGCGCAGCGATGCGTACCGCAACGGGCAGGCAAGGGTCATGCCCCTGCCCCAGAATAACGGGGTCCGGTGATGGCCTTTACGGGCAACTACTCCTGCAACACGCTGCGGTCGGGCCTTGTCAACGGCACGATCAACTTTGCCACGGATACGTTTCGGCTGGCGCTGTACACCAACGCGGCTACGCTGGATTCCACAACTACGGCTTATGACCCGGCAGGTGAAGCGACAGGCGGAAATTACAATCCGGGCGGGCAGATCGTCACTGCCACCATCGCAAGCCAAACCACATCAACAGGCAGCACCACGTACGTCAACTTTTCATCTCCAGCGTGGACGGGGGCCATCACCGCTCGTGGTGCTCTGATCTATAAAGCTGGGGATAATGGCGCTGTCTGCGTGTTGGACTTTGGGTCTGACAAAACCTCAACCACATCTTTCACCGTGCAGATGCCCGCAAACACCGCGACTTCTGCTTTAATTCGACTTGTTTAAGGAGTCATCATGTCCAAAGAATTGGCAAAATCCACCGACACCGTGACCGCTGGCATGATTGCTGGCACTCGCCCCGTTGCTAAAGCGCGGGCTGGTGGTGTTTATCGCGTAGAGTGTGTAGGGGCCGACGGCAAGGTAAAGTGGGCGGAAGAGTCCAGCAACCTCGTGGTCAATCAAGGTCTTCAAGATATGGTTGCAGCCTATTTGGATGCGGCCACGCAGACGACTGTTTGGTATCTGGGTTTGATTACTGGGCCGGGATCGGGCACCACGATTGCAGCCACAGACACGCTTGCATCTAAAGCATGGACAGAGTTCACCAACTACACCGGCAACCGCAAGACCGCCACGTTTGGTACAGCTACCACGGCTGACCCATCCGTCATCGACAACAGCGCATCTCCTGCTTCGTTTGTCATTTCTGGTGCTGGCGGCACTGTTGCTGGTGCTTTCTTGGCAAGTGTGGCTACCGGCACTTCAGGCATTTTGTTCTCCGCCTCTGACTTCCAGTCCCCCGGTGATCGTGTTGTGGTGTCTGGCGACACATTGAATGTGACCTACACCTTCAGCCTCGACGCTGTTTAATAGGGGCCGCTAATGGCGCTGGTTCTTAAAGACAGGGTAAAAGAAACCAGCGTAACTGCTGGTACTGGAGCTTTAACGCTTGCTGGTGCGGCAAGCGGTTTCCAGTCTTTTTCGGTTATTGGAAACGGTAACACTACTTTCTATGCCATCGTAGATTCTACGGCTGGGACATGGGAAGTAGGTGTCGGCACATACACTTCAGCCGGAACATCACTAAGCCGCGACACTGTTCTTGAATCATCAAGTGGCGGGAGTCTGATTAACTTTAGCTCAAACAGCAAAGATGTGTTTGTTACATATCCTGCTGAGTATGCCGTTGTTGCAAGCAATAACTTTGGTACTGCCGGGCAGGTCTTAACCTCAAACGGCGCAAATGTGGCAGCAAGCTGGCAGGCAGCAAGCGGTGGTGGAGGAACACCACCAAAAGCTAAACTCGACACATGGATGATTGGAGCAATGTAAATGGCACAGAATACAGCACCTATTTTCCCTCTTGTTCCAGAGGTCAGTTGGGTCAGTGGCACTGGCGCAACGGCTGGCACTCCCGGCCTAACGGCGAATACGACCACTGACCTGACCGCAGGCACGATTTACGGCCCAATTTTCACTGCCGATGCCACTAATGGCTCACGGTTGGATTTCATCAAAGTCAGGGCGCTTGGTACTAACATCCAAACTGTTATCCGCATCTGGATCAACAACGGTGCAGCCACAACTACCGCAGCAAACAATACATTATTTTTAGATAGGACTTTGTTTTCAACTACTGTTTCTCAAACAACCGAGTTGGTTGACACCTCCCTGTCGCTTAACATCAGCCTCCCTGCTGGCTATCGGGTATATGCAACCTTTGGCACAGCAGTAGCGGCAGGATTCCACTTAACTGCCGTTGGCGGGGATTACTAATGTTTACCAGTTTCGCTTCTGAAAACACTCCGGCTTTTCAGGTATGGGACTTGTCAAACACCTATTCCGGAACGGCACGACTTGTTTTACAAGATGATTGCGCCCCCATTCAAATTATAAAAACCGGTGGTTCTAGCATACAGGCGCAACTTTTTTTGCCCACTTCTCCAGTAGAAGGAAAAACAATAAAGATCGTTAACTGCCGATACGGCTCGGACTCTCAGATAATCAACGTTTATTCTTCTGACACAGCACCGTTTAATGCTATTTTTACAGTTGGTTCGGGTCAATATATAGAGACGTGTTTTGTTTCTAGTATGAGGAGCTTCGGACAATCAGCAGGCGTTCAGGCTTCTGGATGGGTTACGATAAACCAAGCCTCCTCATCAAATGCAAACGCTTATGGGTTTGTTGCTGGTGGCTTGTCTAATAGAGCTTCTTCCCAATATTCTGGAGTTGTAGCAGGAAGTGGAAACTCTTCATCAGGAACACGCGCTGGCGTTCTGGGGGGCATAGGTAACACATCAGGTGGCACTGATACGGGTGTTGTTGGAGGAAACAGCAATTTTATTACTGGTGATCGTGCTGCTTCTTTAGGTGGTCAAAGCAACCAAGCAGGAAATACAAACGCTACTGTTGTTGGTGGCGCAAGCAACAATGCAGGAGGTTTAAGTTCTGCTATTGTTGGTGGTCAAAGCAACATTGCAGATAGTACATTCAGCATTGTTATTGGCGGAAGAGATGGCACAGTAAGGTCTATTATTGGAAATGTTGTTACGTCTGCAAGTGCTGCCCCTATTGTTGCCTCGTCTGGAAGACAACAACTTGCTACGTTATTGCTTGGTCGTCAAACCACAGACGCAACTGCAACAAGGCTTGCAAGCACCCCAACTGCCGCAGGTACAACCAACCAAGTAATCCTACCCAACAACAGCGCATACACGTTCAAAGGCACTTGCATTGCAAACGTAACGGCTGGTGGCGACACATCTGGATGGAAGTTTGAAGGGGTAATTAAGCGCGGCGCTAATGCCGCTTCTACAGCCTTAGTTGCCGCTGTGACCCCAACCGTCATTGCTCAAGACGCTGGTGCTGCTGCATGGGTTCTTGCTATTACTGCTGATACAACCAACGGCGGCATTGCAGTCACTGTTACTGGCGCAGCAGCCACCACAATCAGATGGGTGGTAAGAATTGAAACAACTGAGGTAACTTTCTGATGGCCCTAAAAATCTCTATCCCCACCAGCAGCGTCGGTGTTCCATTTACGGAAGCCTACGCCCGTATTACCAACATCTTTGGTAACAAAGACCAAGTGCAATACCAAGTGTCCGTGTCTGCCAATGCTGATGCTCGGCAAGCCAATGCACAAGAGGTTGCAAGCCATGCGTTCTATTGTGCAACACCACAAGGAAATCTAATGGATGGGCTGTATGCTGACCTGAAGCTGCAAGTAGGTTTTGAAGATGCGGAAGATTGTTAAATGAAGCCCACACCGTAGGGTTTGTATGTTTGGTTATGCCGCGTTTTCCGAAACCCCGTATTCAACGCTACCGGGCGGAGCCTTCCTTGCGTTTATTTCTGAATCAGCATCTGCACAAGATGCTGTACTGGTTGCTGCCAGCACATTTAACGCAAACAATTCCGAGTCAGTCCAAGGTGCTGATCAATCCGCCGTCGTAGCCAGCACATTTAGCGCTCAATCCAACGAGTTCAGCACTGCATCTGATTCTCAAACGGCACAAGCGGTTTTCCCGGTCAGCCTTGCTGAGTTGGCATCGGCGTCAGAAAGCACTGTCGCGGCTTTGGTTCTTCCCGGATCGGTGTCTGAAACTGCACAGGCGCTTGATAGCGTTTTGGCGGCGCAAAGTCATGTATCAGTTATTGCTGAATCCGCCACTGCAAGTGATTTGGCGCAAGCCCTGCTGTCTTTACCGGCATCGGTTTCCGAAACTGCAACAGGGGCAGATGCAGCTTCTGTTGTGGTGGTGTTCCGGGGGGCGGTAGCCGAGCAGCTTTCTTCCTCAGACCTGACATCGGTTGCAGCCAGCATTTTCAATGCGGTATCTCAAGAACAGGCTCAGGCTCAAGACAGCGTAAACGCCCCCGGCTCCACCTATAACCCGTCGGCCTCAGAGACAGCCCAAGCCCTCGACGCCACATCTGCTGCCGCCACATTCCCCGTTGCCGCGTCTGAAACCGCCACTATTGCAGATCAGAACGCAGCAGCCTTTACTGCGGCAACCAATATTTCTGAGTCTGCTACAGCCCTCGACACCCCGTCTGCTGCCGCCACATTCCCCGTTGCCGCGTCTGAAACCGCTACGGCTGTAGACCAAACCGCATCCATCTTTACTGCCGTAGCCAACATTTCTGAGTCTGCTACAGCCGCAGACACCACTGCCGCGTTGGTTGCCTTTGCCGCCCTGACAGCCGAGAACGCCTCGGCATCGGATCAGGCTCTGGTGGCCCCGTCCACATTTAACGCCATCGCAGCGGCGGCGGCACAGGCATTTGACAGCGTAAACGCCCCGGGAAGCATCTACAACGCCGCAGTGGTCAACACTGCCGTGGCTCTGGACTCCATCATTGGGGCGTTTCTGTGGAACCTGATTGACAACGCAGAAAGCGCAGATTTCTGGACGCTTATTAGTGTTGCAGCAACATCTGAACCGTCATGGACAAGTTCTGCGGCGTCGCCTACGGCGCTTATATCCGTTAACTACAACAGCAATCCGGGCTTTGGGGCAGGATATTTGCTCTATACAGGCGCACAAACTAATTCCTACACGCTTCCAGTTACAGGCGGCGATAACACGATTTCTTCTGCTTTTTACGTAAACGGGCAATTTTTTGTCATCGGGGTTCAGTACGGCAGTGGGGTTATGCTGCGCAGTGCTGATGGGCGCAACTGGGTAACTGTTACTGTGCCAAATCCAAGCAGTCCTGTTCTGACCGTGTTTGGTAACGGCACGCAGTTGGGCATTTTAAATGGTGGCCGCACGTATATAAGCACAGACAACGGTAGTACTTGGGTTGCAGGCGCTACAGGGCAATCTACTTTTTCTTATCGTACAGACGTAGTTTGGGACGGCACCAAATATGTGCTCAATGACGGACGCCGTATACGTACTAGCACCGATGGGCTTAATTGGACTATCCGTTTTACCGCAGGGGTCGGTAGAGACCGGGGTTCTTTGTTTTGGACCGGGACTGCTTTTGTTGCGTTGTTTAGTTCCGTGATAGGCCCAACAACCGCTGCACAAACGCGGGTAAGTGCGGACGGTTTAACTTGGAATCTCCCTGCTCCGTCTTACTCGCTCGCGGTCAGTTTGTTTCAAGGGCCCGGATTTGTTGGCGTTTTCTTTAAAGATGGTGCCGTTGCGGCCCTTACCAACATCACGAGCACTGGGTACACGGTGGCATTCTTGACTTCTGTGCCCGGTTACACCTACTACCCTAATGACCCCTATGGGCTTCAGGTTGCTCAGCTTGGGGGGTTGTATTTTGTGCCCGGTGTTGGCGGAGTCGCCATGACTAACAAGTACATTACGACCACAGATTTTCAATCGTACGCGATTCGAGTCGTGGCTGGTGTTTCACCGTGGACCGGAATAGATGACAGCCAGAACCCAAACTGGCAAAATATCAGCAACTCGTAAGGAACCCCCATGAGCACTTACTCCCCAAGCCTCCGCGTTGAGCTGATCACATCTGGCGACCAAGCCGGTACGTGGGGCAACACCACCAACGACAACTTATCGTACATTTTTGACGCGGCTATTGCGGGGTATCAAACGGTCAGCGTCACCTCGGCCAGCCAAGCATTCACGTACAACAACGGCCCGGTCAGCACTGCCAGTCTGAATCAATCGGTCTACGCCATGCTGCGTCTGACCACGACGACCGCAGCCGCGTTTAGCGTTTACGCGCCGCCCAACTCCAAGCAGTACATCATCTGGAACAACAGCGGTTACACCGCCACGATTTACAACTCTACCGTCATTGGCAACACGACGGCTGCGGGCACTGGAGTGGCGATTGCCGACGGCGACAGAGTTGTGGTGTTTTCTGATGGCACCAATTTCTACGAGGTTAAAACCAGCAACGTCACCGGCACGGTTGCAATTGCCAACGGCGGTACAGGCCAGACCACAGCCAACGCTGCGTTCAATGCTCTGGCTCCCAGTCAATCTGGGCAGAGCGGGCGCTATCTCAAGTCTGACGGCAGCAATGCAAGCTGGGACGCCATTGACATTAGTACCGCTGACATTACGGGTGTTTTGCCTGCCGCCAACGGCGGTACGGGCGTTGCCAACAACAATGCAGCCACAGTCACATCCTCTGGCAATTTTGCCTACACCCGCACATTGACGGGTGCCACCAATGTCACGTTCCCCACGACGGGCACACTGGCAACGCTGGCTGGAGCGGAGACGCTTACCAACAAGACGCTGACAAGCCCAACCCTGACTACACCAGCACTTGGCACCCCCTCGTCTGGCACGTTGACCAACTGCACCGGCTTGCCTATTGATGGGGGCACAACCGGAACTCTTCCGGTTGCTCGTGGCGGCACTGGAGTCACTACATCCACCGGCACCGGTTCAACGGTATTGTCGGCAAGCCCGACTCTGTCCGGAACCCCTGCCGCACCGACTGCGTCTTTTGGTACAAACACAACTCAGGTTGCCACCACGGCGTTTGTTCAAGCCGCGCTTCAAGCGCTGCACCCCGTAGGCTCCATCTACATCAATGCCACCAACTCTACCAACCCCGGCACTTTGCTTGGCTTTGGCACTTGGACGGCGTTTGGCGCTGGCAGGGTCCCTGTTGGCTTTGATGCTGGTAACCCACTGTTTGACACCGCTGAAGAGACTGGCGGTTCTGCTGATGCAATTACGGTCAGCCACACGCACACGGCGACGACTACGATTACTGATCCGGGGCATGATCACTTCATGTTTACTGCCAGTGGTTCTAATACGTCTGCCAATGGTGCTGTACCTATGGTAAAAAATATGGGTGGCGGCGCTGGTACGGGTAATACCAACTTTGAATATAACCTTTGTTTAGGTTCTGGAACGCCTGATCAAGGTCTTACTAATTCAGAAACAACCGGCATCACCGCTGCCACTACCGTTGCCTCAACCGGCTCCTCCGGCACTAACGCTAACTATCAGCCGTACATCACCGTGTATATGTGGAAGCGCACTGCGTGATAAATCATGATCGACCCGATCACCGCCCTTTCTGCCATATCGTCTGCTGTTGCCCTTGTTAAAAAGGTGTCAAAGACAGTGGACGATGTTGCGTCCCTTGGGCCGGTATTGGGTAAATATTTTGATGCTAAAGAGCAAGCCATTGAAGTTGTCAAACAAGCCAAATCAGGTGGGTTTAAAGGCTCTACGCTGGGCAAGGCGCTTGAATTGGAGATGGCGTTAGAGCAAGCGCGTGAGTTTGAAGAGCAGATCAAAATGCTTTTCTTTCAAGCCAACAAAATGGATGTATGGGCGCGGATTACAGCCCGTGCCAAGCAGATGGAAATTGATGCGGCACATGACGCAAGGCGCAAGAAGGAAGCGGCCAAGAGGCGGCAAGCCGAAATTGAAGAGTTGATGATACTGGTGGGCGGCGGCGCTGTTGCGCTTGTCTCAATTGGCGTGATTGTGTGGGTGGTCATGCAATTGATCTCGGGGCAGATAAAATGAGTGAAAAGCCCGAGACAATCGTTGACAAAGTTCTCGGGTACGTTGATTCGCCGTTCAAGCTGTTTGCTGTGATCTTGATGGCCGTCATCGCCTTCGCGGGTTATGCGCTCTACGAGAGTCAAGAGTTCATTCGTGACGCCTACAGGGAGTCAAAGAAGCTGCCAGAGATACGAACAGACAGGGCAGAAGATGCTGCGACGATGCTCTTTAAGCAGACAGGCGCTACGGTTGTGGCGATCTTCAAGGTCAACCCGCTCTTTAACTCTCGCACCTTGTATCGCGCCTTTACGAAAGAAGGCAGAGACAAAAGCATAGACGACATTGATGTTGGTCTGTTTACCCACAACGCTGCGAACAATGCCGATGTGGTCAAGCTGATGACCAACGAGATCCCCTGTGGGGAGTACCGTTACGCTCAGTCAGAGATTGGTCTTTGGTATTTGGAGAAGGGTGTCGCGTTTACCTGCCGCATCAGCGTGCCGCCAGACTCATATCGTTTTGTGGGGCAGGTTACTGTGGGCTGGGCCGAGCCACCCAAGAACCTCGAGCAGACCAAGTTCATGCTGGAGATCGCCAGCGCAATGCTGACAAAAAGAGGAGGCTGAGATATGGAGTGGCTTAAACAAATTGCACCGACGATTGCTACCGCGATGGGAGGCCCGCTGGCTGGCATGGCTGTGTCTGCGATCTCCAAGGCCATTGGAGTCGATGAGGGGAAGGTCGGTGACCTCATTGCCAGCAACAAGCTCACGGCTGACCAGATCGCGCAGGTCAAGCTCGCAGAGATTGAGTTGGCGAAGCAGGCGCAGGAACTGGGTCTGAACTTCGAGAAGCTCTCTGTTGAGGATCGCAAGAGTGCCAGGGAGATGCAAGCGACAACCCGCTCGATGATGCCGCCGATCCTGGCTGGCGCGGTCACATTGGGGTTTTTCGGCATCATGGTGATGATGTTCTTTAACCAGATCGACAGCAACAACCCTGCGATCCTAATGATGCTCGGTTCTCTGGGCACCGCATGGACAGGCATCATCGCCTACTACTTTGGATCGTCTGCCGGTTCGCAGGCTAAGACGGATCTGCTTTCTAAATCAGTGGGGAAATAACATGAAAGACAACTGGGAAGAAGCGATCAAGCACATCCTCAAGTGGGAAGGCGGCTACGTCAATCATCCTGCTGATCCTGGCGGTATGACCAATCTAGGGGTGACAAAACGAGTCTGGGAGGATTGGAGTGGAAAACCTGCTACCGAAGCCGACATGCGAGCGCTTACCGTGGAGATGGTTTCTCCGCTGTACAAGAAACGGTATTGGGACGCTGTTCGCGGTGACGATCTTCCTTCTGGGGTCGATCTTTGCGTTTTTGATTGCGCTGTCAATGCTGGTGTTGGTCGCGCTAGTAAATTTCTACAGCAAGCTGTTGGAGTGACTGCTGACGGTCAGATTGGCCCAGCAACAATGGCTGCGGTTGCAAAGAAAGAGCCTGTCTCGATCATTGCTGATTTCTGCCATTTGCGTGAGGCTCATTACAAAAGCCTGTCCACTTTTGCCACATTTGGCAAGGGATGGATGCGTAGGTTAGACTCTGTCGAGGCAGAGAGTAAACACATGGCGTGAGGGCAATATGCCTCTTCAGAAACTGCAACTGCGACCCGGCGTCAACAGAGAATCAACCACGCTTTCAAATGAAGGCACGTGGTTTGAGATGGACAAGGTGCGGTTTCGCTCAGGATACCCCGAAAAAATTGGTGGCTGGGTCAAAGACAACGGCCCCAACACATCTGCTCTACAGCCCAGCACGGGTACTCTGTGGGGTGTCTGCCGCTCACTGTGGAATTGGTTGAACCTTGCGGGTTTCAATCTGATGGGTTTGGGCACAAACCTGAAGTACTACATTCAAAACGGTTCGGGTGGTGGCTTCTACGATGTAACACCTCTTAGAGAGACAGCCACTGGCGTGGCCAACGCATTTACGACCAACACCGCCACCAACTCGGGTGGTCAGACTACATTGGTCATTAATGACGCAGGACACGGCGCTCAGACGGGGGATTTTGTAGCCATCTCCGCAACCTCCGGGACAGTCAACGGAGTGCTTGCGGCCAATATTGATGGCGAGCACCAGATAACGTATATCTCATCGAGTACATATTCCATCGTTGTCACGGGCACGGCGTCAAGCAGTGGTACACCCGCAGTCAGTGCAACCTTTGCATATCAGATCACCACGGGCAGTTCCATATACACATCCAACGTTGGCTGGGGTGCTGGTGGTTGGGGTGGATTTGTTGGAAGCAGCACGCCCACAGGTTGGGGTTCGCCTGCCCCGGCAGGTCTTGGCATCGGTCAGCAGCTTCGCCTGTGGAGTGAATCTAATTTCGGTCAAAATCTTGTGCTCAACCCGCGTGGTGGTGCTCTGTATTACTGGGCTGTAGATTCAAGCCCAGCAACATTTAATCGAGCGCAAATCCTCAGCCCAACCAACACAAATACACAAAACAGTATTCAGTACTGGTTGACAGACGCAGACTGCCCAACGATTTGCAACTTTGTCATGGTCTCTGACGCCTCGCGGTTTGTGATTGCGTTTGGCTGTAATGACTATGGTTCAGCCACGCTGGACCCCCTGCTCGTACGCTGGTCTGACGCAGAAAGTGTTTTGGTATGGACGCCAACTGAGACCAACGATGCAGGATCGTATCGCCTGAGTCATGGTTCAGAGATTGTGGGCGCGATGCAGGCACGGCAAGAGATTTTGATTTGGACAGATGCGGCGCTGTATTCTATGCAGTTCCTTGGCCCCCCGGACATTTGGGGCTTTCAGATTCTGGCCGACAACATCTCAATTGCTGGGCCAAACGCAATGGCAACAGCGGCAAACATCACGTATTGGATGGGGCTGGACAAGTTCTACATGTACTCGGGCCGTGTTGAAACGCTGTATTGCCCCCTGCGTCAGTACATCTTTGGCGACATCAATCTTCAACAGCAGTATCAATTCTTTGCAAGCACCAACGAAGGCTTCAACGAAGTATGGTGGTTTTACTGCTCTGCCAACTCTACGACGATTGACCGCTACGTCATCTACAACCACTTGGAGCGCATCTGGTCTTACGGTAACTTGACCCGTACGGCATGGTTGGATTCACCCTTGCGTAGCTCTCCAACGGCGGCAGGTTTGGTCAGCGGTAATTCCACGCTGATTTACCATGAGCAGGGTGTCGATGATGCGTCCGTGAACCCACCTGTGGCAATCTCAGCATATTGCCAATCAGCCGACTTTGACATTGGTGACGGGCACAACTACGGCTTTGGCTGGCGCATGATCCCCGACATCACCTTTGATGGCTCTACGGTCAACAATCCGTCAGTTGTGTTTACACTGCGCCCGCGCCAGAACCCCGGTGCCAACTACAACACCGCAGACACGCCGACTGTGACCAGCGCACAGAACTATCAAAGCCAGCGTAACTACACGGTGCAGCAGTTCACGCAGATTGTTTACACGCGCATTCGTGGCAGGCAGATGGCGTTTAAGGTCAGCTCCGATGGGCTGGGTGTGCAGTGGCAGTTGGGTGTTCCTTCTCTGGACATCCGTCCGGACGGCAGACGTTGACTTATGAACAGATTACAGTGTATACTACAAGCTCTCTTAGGAGGGCTTATGCCAAAATTTATTGATCGTGCTGGACAGCGGTTTGGACGTTTGTTGGTAGTTGAAGAGGCTGGGCGCAACAACTTGAAAAAAGTTATGTGGCGTTGTTTGTGTGACTGCGGAAAAACCACAGTTGCTACGGCGGGATGCCTTGTCACGGGTAACACTACCTCATGCGGCTGCGTAGTACCAAATTTTAAACACGGCGGATGGCGGAAATCGTCGTACAACACTTGGCGTTCGATGATGCGCCGCTGCAATAACCCTAACGACAAAGATTACCCGCGTTATGGTGCGGTTGGCGTCAAAGTTTGCCCTCAGTGGCATGACTATTTGTGTTTTGCACGAGACATGGGTGAGCCTTCTGGTTCCCAGACCTTAGACCGCATCGACCCACACGGTGACTACACCCCAGAAAACTGCCGATGGGCTGATTTGCCTACACAAGCCCGCAACACTCGCGTACGAAAGAACAGTGTGTCAGGGCACATCGGCGTGCACCAGCGTGGCAAAAAATGGCTTGCCGAGATAACAGCAAAAAAGAAAAAATATTACGCGCCTTTGTGTAACACTCTTGAAGAAGCCGTTGTCGCGCGTAAAAAACTTGAGCACATGCACTGGGGTATTGCATGACATTTCTCACCCAAGTCGTACCGCCTCGTTTACCAACCGCGCCCACGGAGTATGAGCGGCGGTTTCATGACCAGCACAGCGATGTGCTGCGGCTGTACTTCAATCAGTTAAACGGGAGCGTCAATGCCCTCATTGGGGTGCGGGGTGGGCAGTATTTAAACATTCCGTACGGCGCTTTTCAAGACGACACCGATCAGACGGATGGCTCGATTGCCGTTGCGTATTACATGCGGTTTAACACCACGGACTACAGCAACGGAGTCTCCGTAACCAGCCACACGGCGTCTTTTACCGCAAGTATCGCTACCACCACGCTGACTGTGTCGGCTGTGGCCTCTGGCAGTATTTTGCCATCCATGCAGATTTCGGGAACCGGAGTCACTGCTGGAACAAGGATCGTCCGGCAAATCACTGGCACAGCGGGTAGTACGGGTACCTACGAGATCAGTGTTTCTCAGACCGTCGCATCAACAGCGATGACAGGAGACTTGCCATCCAAAATGACTGTGGTGCAGTCAGGACTCTATAACTTGCAGTTTAGCGCACAGTTTATAAATACAACAAACGATGTGCAAGAAATTTCCATTTGGTTCCGTAAAAACGGCACAGACATAGCAAATTCAAACAGCGAGTTTGGGATTAAACAGAGAAAGTCTACGGGCACCGCCAGCCGGTTGATTGCGGCGATGAATTTTTTTGTGGAACTTCAAGCCAATGATTATGTTGAGATCATGTGGCGCGTGAGCAATTCCGGCGTTTCTCTTGAGCAATTCCCTGCTGTAACTGCAAGCGGCACAACTCCTGCGATCCCGGCAACTCCGTCCGTCATTGCGACACTTTCATTTGTCTCAGCGCCCCCACCATGATAGACTTGACCAACCCCCTTTATGTGAGGCAAAAATGAGCCTGCAACAACTCGCCGCACAGCGCATGGCCGCGCAAGGACGCGGGCCCGATACACAGCTTGTCCACATGTCTCCTCGTGAAGTTGCGGGGTTGCAAGCGTTGGCTATGGCACAAGGTGGCTCGCTCACCATTAACCCCGAGACGGGACTGCCTGAAGCTGGGTTTTTGGACAGTATGCTGCCCATGATTCTTGGAATTGGGGCTATGGCGCTTACGGGTGGCGCTGCTGGTGCAGCAATGCCGGGATTGTTTGGTATGGGTATGCCTGCCACGATTGGCCTTGGTGTTGGCGCTTTGCAGACAGCTCGCACGGGCAGCTTGGAAAAAGGGCTGATGGCCGGTCTGGGGGCATACGGCGGCGCTGGGCTGGCTGGTGGTTTGATGGCGGCGGGTGCCGGGGCGGGGGCTGGTGCTGCTGGTGCAGGCGCAGCGGGTTCCGTTGGTCCTCAGACTGCGGCGATTGATGCTTTAGGGGCACCTATGACGCAGGCCGCAACTAGCGTGACGCCAACAATTGGAGCGGGTACGCTTGGTACCGGCACATTTGACACTGTTGGCAACGTGTTGGACGCGGGAATACAAAAAAGCGTGGTTGGGGGCGCGGCCCCTGTTGCATCGCCACTGACGGCATTTCCTCCCGCTGCACCCACTATCCCGCCTGCTGCCGCCGCACAGCCTTCTATTGGTGGGGGTTTTCAGCAGATGGGGCGCGGGATTTCGGCACTTACAGAGCCCGGTGGGCGTGAAGCTTTTCTGGGCCAAGCGGCATCCAAAGGTGTTGAGGCCACGGGTGTTGGCGGCGGCATGGGGCTGCTTAAATATGGCGCTGCTGCCGCTGCACCGCTGCTTGTAAGTGACACCAAAACAAAAATGCCAGCGGAAGATAACGAGCGGTACAACTATCGCTTTGACGCTGGACGCACTGAAGAGGGATACGTTGACCCCGTAACTGGAACGCGCCAATATTTTAGGCCCACGTACACCCGTTACGCCGCCGCTGGTGGCCCGATTGAGGACATGTCAATGTCCAATGTTTACGACATGCAAAACGCTCGTGGCGGGGTGTCTGACATGGGCATAGACAACTCCACAGGTATGCAGCGCATGGCTAGTGGTGGCATTTTTGCTTTGAAACCTTTTGCTGGGTATGGGGATGACGAAGTCCGAAACAACTACAGCTACGACCCAACCACAAAAACTTACGCCAAACTAGCTCCAGTTATACCTCCAGCGGCTATTGCTGCGACATTAAACGCGCTTGAAGCTGGTGGCTATGGCGGTGGTGAGATGGGCGCTGGACCCGGTCTAGCTGGGCTGTCGGCTGCCGCGCAGGGAGAAACATATGGCGACGCTGCAATTGGCGCGTTTGATGCCGCATCCGCTG